CTTATCTTCCCTGTACCGGAAGAGAAACTGATGACTGATCCTATTCCGATAGAGGATCACTGGCCTAGAATAGCAGCAATAGACTTTGGCTGGGATCATCCAACAGCCGTTGTATGGTGTGCTATAGATAGGGATACCGATACTTTCTATGTATATGATTGCTATCGTGCATCCAAGGCAGCACCATCCATACACGCAACACAGATTATGTCAAGGCCGAATTTTATTCCCGTAGCCTACCCGCATGACGGCAATCGCAGGGATAGTATGGGGAATCCGGGCTTGGCAGACCAGTACAGGTTAATGGGATGTAATGTGTTACTAGAACACTTTACAAACCCACCTGCTCTGGGTGAAAAGAAAGGCTCTAATTCTGTAGAGGAAGGGATTATGGCTATGCTACAAGCGATGGAAGATGGCAGGTTTAAGGTATTCAGTACGTTGAATGATTGGTTCGAAGAGTTCAGGATGTATCACAGGAAAGACGGAAAGGTGATTCCTATACGGGATGACCTTATGAGTTCTAGTCGTTATGCTTTCCAATCTCAAAGGTTCGCTGTGTCTGGTAAAGACCCAACATGGACTAAAGATATAACTTATAGGAATTATGGCATTGTCTGAAAAAGTAACAGAAGAAGAATTAGTCAGCAGGATACAAAGTGAGATAACTGACTCGCTAGGCTATGGGGATGAGATTTCCAAGCAACGCGAGATGGCTATGGAATACTACTATTCTCTTCCTTTCGGCAACGAAGTGGAAGGACGAAGCCAGTTTGTAGATTCGACAGTACAGGATACTATCGAGTGGATCAAACCTTCCCTTATGCGTATCTTTGCCTCTGGCGATGAAATGGTTAAATTTTCTCCTCATGGGCCGGAGGATGTGGAGGCTGCTGCCCAAGCCACGGATTACGTGAACTATGTGTTCACCAAAGATAATCCGGGTTGGGAGATTCTATACTCATGGTTTACTGATGCCCTTCTACAGAAGAATGGGATAGTAAAGGTATTCTGGGATGAGTATACTGACACAGAAAGAGAAGAGTACCACAATCTAAATGAGATGGAACTGGAAGCACTAACCAGTAATCCGCACATAGAAGTTATAGAGCATTCATCCTTTGACGGTGTTGAGGATGGAGAACCCGCAATATTAAATGATGTTGTTATAAAGAGAACTAATACTGACGGTAAGGTTGTAATAGAGAATGTTCCACCAGATGAATTTCTTATCTCCAGAGAAGCGAAGAATATACAGAATGCACGATTTATATGCCATCGAGTAAGGAAGACCCTATCTGATCTTAGGCTTATGTATCCAGACCAAGACCTTGATCCTGAAGATTTAGGTGCAGGAGAAGACGATGGTGGTACGCAGAGTACGTGGTTTGGAGAGAGGTCTGCTCGATACATGTATGACGAATCTGGGATTAACGCTGGCATTGGTATCGGTGTTTCACCGCAGGAAGAAGCGTTACAGGAATACTGGTTACATGAAAGTTTTATAAGGACAGATTTTGATGGGGATGGTCTTGCTGAACTTCGGAAAGTTTGCACTGTAGGTAGGTATGTTCTTGCTAACGAAGAGATAGATACAATACCCTTTGTTTCAATTACACCGATTAAGATACCGCATAAGTTCTTTGGGCTTTCGGTCGCTGACCTTGTAATGACGCTTCAGTTATATAAAAGCGTCCTAATGAGGAATCTTCTGGATAATATGTACAATCAGAACTTTGGACGGTATGCAGTTTTAGAAGGGCAAGCGAACTTAGATGATTTGCTCACGCAACGTCCGGGCGGTGTAGTCAGGGTTAAATCACCCAATGCCGTCACACCTCTTGCCACACCACCTTTAGAACCTTATTCTTTTCAGATGCTTGAGTACATAGATGAGATAAGAGAATCGAGAGCAGGTGTCAGTAAACATTCTCAAGGACTAAATGATGCCGCTCTTACTTCCCATACTACTGCTACTGCTGTTAACGCTGTACTGACAAACGCTCAATCAAGAGTTGAACTGATTGCAAGGAACTTTGCAGAGACAGGCGTTAAAGATTTAATGCGCCGGATATATGAACTACTACTGAAAAATCAGGACAAGAAACGAGTTGTGATGTTGAGAGAAGAGTGGGTTCCGGTCAGGCCAGATATGTGGCATGACAAGATGGACTGCACTGTTTCAGTTGCGCTTGGTAACGGTAATAAGGATCAACAGATGATGCACCTGTCTGCAATAATAGATTTTGCATCTCAGGCTCTATCTGGTGGACTACCTATAGTTACTCCTGAGAATCTATACAATCTTGGTAGTTCTCTTATAAAGGCTATGGGTTACCAGAATGTAGATGACTTCATTACTCCTCCCCCTGAAGAAGAGGAGGAGGAAGGTCCGGACTTAGAGGCACAGGCTGCGGAAATGGAGATGCAGTTAAAACATAAAGAACTTGAAATAAAGCAAGGAGAACTTCAGGTCAAGATGATGAAAGTACAGAACGAAGCAACCAAAACGCAGATTGATTCCCAGTTGAAAGCAGCGGAATTAAATCTTGAGGCTGAACAGAATAGGCCAGTTGCTATAGGATGACAGATCAACTAAGGGAAGAAAAAGCGAACCGCCTTCTTTCCGACCCATTATTTAACGAAGCGTTAGATACGCTTGAATCGGACATTAAGGATACTTGGTTTAATACAGGTGTCCTTGATAACGAAGCCAGAGAACAATGCTGGCTTTCTTTAAGACTCTTGCAACGGATACGCCTTCATCTAACCAGTATTATTGAAACTGGAGAGATGGCGAAGAAGTTACAAGAATATCATATATAAGGAGACTTATCATGGCGGAAAATCCAACGAACCCGCTAACAGAAAACGCGCAAGAAGGAAGTTTAGTTGAAGCGCAAAACTCGCTACTGAGGATGCTGGAACCTGAAAAGGAAACTCCAGAAACCGAGGAAGCACAACCTACCGAAGAAGAAGAGTCCACTGAGGAAACTCAAGACGAATCATTGGAAGAGGAAACTGAGGAGGAAGTCGATGAGACTGAATCCGAAGAGTCTGAGGAAGAGATTGAAGAGAACCCTTTATACGCTGTCACCGTAAATGGTGAGGAGCAGGAGGTATCTCTCGACGAACTCACGAAAGGTTATTCACGCCAATCAGACTATACTCGTAAGACGCAAGAACTTGCAAGCGAAAGAAATAACATGGCCCAACTCCAAGAGCAATGGTCTGCGGAAATTTCTCAAGCACAAAACGAGCGTCAGCAATACGTTAATGCACTTGGACAAATTGTTCAACAGTCTATGATCGGATTAGAGCAGTTCAATGATGTTGATTGGGACACTCTAAAAGAAGAAGATCCGATAGCATGGGTTACTAAAAGCCAAGAACTTAAGAATGCACAAGAGCGCATAAGAACCTACCAGCAACAGGCGATTCATGCTGAAAAGCAAAGTAATCAAGAAGTTGCCAAGATTAGGGCTATGGCTGCTCAAGAGGAGCATAGGAAGTTAGTACAAGTTCTACCCGAATGGTCAGATAATGAAGCAAGAGGTAAGTTAGCCACTGATCTTTGGTCGTACGCATCGACTCAAGGATTTACGGAAAACGAACTGAATGAAGTTATTGACCACCGACAGTTTTTAGTTCTAATGAAGGCTAAGAAGTATGATGACCTTCAGAATGCCGATGTTAAATCGAAAAAGATAAAGAACAAGCCCAAAGTGATACGTGCAGGTAAAGGTACTAACAAGAAACAAACTGCATCTAGTAAACGTAATGTGCAAATGAAGCGTCTCCGACAAACAGGCCACGTTGATGACGCAGCCACTTTGTTGGAAGATATGTATAAATCCTAAATAGGAGATAATTCTATGGCTATTGCTGCAAATACGTCACTCACCTATGGTGCTGTGGCTATACGCGAAGAATTATCTGACGTGATCTACAATATCGCGCCAATGGATACACCCTTCATGTCAGGTTGCTCTAAGCAAACTGCCGATAATACATTCTTTGAATGGCAAGTCGATACAATCTCTGCTGGCTCCGCTAACAGAAAGATTGAAGGCGACAACGATATCGGTGCTGACGCAAGGGTACTTCCTACGCGATTAGGAAATTACTGCCAGATAAGTCAATATGTAAACCAAACTTCCGGTACAGATCAGATGATGAACTATGCCGGGCATGGTAAAAACCAAGCCTATCAGTTGGCTAAAAACGGCAAACGTATGAAGAGAGACATGGAATCCATGCTCACTCAGAATATCATACGCAACCAAGGCGATGCTACTGAAGCACGGGCAACCGCAGGTGTTCCTGCATGGTTGGCTACCAGTCATGTTGCGGGTGGTTCCGGTGGTAGTGCAAGTGCTGGTGCTACTGGGCAAACCGCGATGGTAAACAACACATCAACTGCTGCTGCCTCAGAAGTCAACATCAAAGCAGTTATCAAGAAATGCTATGATGCTGGTGGCAGTCCTGATATGATGCTTGTGCCATCAAATGTAAAGCAGACTATTTCTGGTCTAACTCAGTCGGTATCTGAACTTCGTACTGCTGCTAACAAAGAGGCTCCTGCCTCGGTTGTAGCCGCTATCGACGTTTATGTATCCGATTTTGGTACGTTCAGGATTGTTCCAGATCGAAACTTGGCTGCTGATGGGCCGGGTTCTGTTGCTGCAAATATCTTCTTTTTGGATATGGACTT